CGACAACCAGTGTCGTGTGCGCAAGGAGGACTACGCTTTCAACACCACGGTCGATTCCACCGGCCCGGTAAGCGTGCGTGCATCAGCACTCGCCACGAAGCCAGATGGATACTTCACGGGCGGTTTCGTCGAGTGGGTCTGCACGCAGACGACAGACTGCGTGGTGATGCGCCGGAGAGCCATCGAGAGCCACACGGGCGATACGCTTGTGCTGTTGTCGTTCGTCGGCAACCTTCCAAACGGGACGCCGATCTCCGTGTATCCAGGCTGCGCGCGCACGACCGCTGCGTGCGCGACCTTCAACAACCTGTCGAACTACGGGGGTTACGAGTTCATCCCGAGCAAGAGTCCGTTCGACGGCGATCCGATCTACTAGGAGGGGTGCATGAACTTCGTATTCGCCATCATCCTGCTTGTCGCATCATACGCCATCCAGGCGTTGATGCAGCCGAAGCCGGTCAACGCCAAGCCAGCGGCGTTCGATGACTTCGACCTGCCCGTGGTGGACGAAGGATCGCCACAGGCCGTAGTGTTCGGAGACGTTTGGTCTCCGGACTGGATGGTGCTATGGTTCGGGAACTACAGGACCGTGAGCATCCGGAAGTGACCGACGAACCGCGCATCTTCATGCACCATGTTCGCGCCGCGCGCCTGTGCGCTAGCGGTGCGCGCGCATGGGCCAATGCTCACGGGTTCGACTGGAATGAATTTCTGACGCGCGGCATACCAGTCTCTCGCGTCGAAGGGCTCGACCCCGTTGCGGATCGTGTCGTGCGCGCGGCTCGGGAGAACGCGCAATGAGCCGTGGCGGCGGGAAAAGTTCCGGTCAGGTCATCGGCTACCGCTACTTCATGGATATCTTGGCCGGAATCTCTCGTGGTCCGGTGAACGAGATCGTCGAGATCAAGGTCGGTGGTCGAACCGCGTGGTCCGGTTCGCAGGCCGAGACCGGCGATATCGAGATCAACGCGCCCGACCTGTTCGGCGGCGATGACAAGGAGGGCGGGATCAAGGGCCGCCTCCGCGTCCAGATGGGCCGCGACGATCAGATCGTCCCGAACGACATCAAGACCCGCATCGGCGGCGTGGTGTCCGACATGCGAGGCGCGCTGACGACTTGGTTCAGCGGGTTGATCTGTTCCAACAACCCCTACCCCAAGCCGTGGGAGTATCGCGTTCGCCGCACCACCGCCGGATGGGATGGTCCTGTGTGGTATCCGGAAACGGCTACGATCTGGCTGGCCGATGGAAAGATTCGCGCCATGAACGGCGCGCACATCATCTACGAGTGCCTGACGAATCGTCAGTGGGGGCGTGGCCTACCGCGTGAAGCACTCGACGATCTTGCGTTCCGCGATGCCGCAAAGACGCTGTTCGACGAAGGCTTCGGCCTGTGCATCCGTTGGACGCGGCAAGAGGACGTGGGCGAATTCATCCAGCAGATCGTGAACCACATCGGCGCGACCCTATACCCGGATCGTTCGACCGGATTGATCACGCTGCGGCTCGTTCGCGGCGACTACAATCCGGATGACCTACCTACCTTCACCTACGAGACCGGCCTCGTCAGCGTAGAGCAGGACGAGACGGCCGCATCGGACGCCTCGATCAACGAGGTTGTCGTCATCTACCGCGATCCGATCACGAACAAAGATCAAGAGGCCCGCGAACAGAACCTAGCGTCGCTGCAATCGTCCGGAGCGGTGAACAGTGTCCGGATTGAGTATCCCGGAATCCCTACAGCCGATCTGGCGCAGCGCGTTGCGACGCGCGATCTGCGTGTGCAGTCGGCTGCTCTCAAGCGATACAAGGTCGTGCTGGATCGTCGCGCTTGGCGCATGTATGTCGGCGCGGTGTTTCGCATCCACGATCCGGACGCCGGGATCAACTACGCCATCGTCCGCGCAGGTTCGGTCAGGGAGAAGAACATCCTCGACGGTCGCATCGAGGTCTCTGCCGTGCTGGACGTGTTCGGTATGTCGGCGCTGGCACCGACGCAACAGCCCGTCGCAACGTGGGTCGCTCCGGACACCACGGCGCTGATCGCGCCGCACCGCGCGCTGACCGAGTTCACTTATCGCGACATGGTTCGCTACGTCCCGCCGGGCGAACTCGCGGTTTTCCCCGAAACGGCAAGCCTGATAGCCGCCGTGGCGGTTCGTCCGACCCCGATCTCACTGAACTACGGGCTGGCAACGCAGGCGGAAGGCGAACCTTTCTTCGTCGAGCGCGCGGTCTCTCCGTGGGCGGCGAGCGGCGTTCTGTCTGGCGCGATCAGCGCCACGGCGACGACGCTTGTCCTGGCTGACGCGGTGGACCTCGATATCGTGGACTTTGGCAACGCGCTCGACACTTGCGCGCTGCTCGGTTCCGAGGTTGTCGGGATCGTCAATGTCGATCCGGGCACGAACACCGTGACCATCGCGCGAGGGTGCTGCGGCACCATCGCGGTTCCGCATCAAGCCGGAACGCGGTTGTTCTTCTACGACCGCTTCTTCACCACCGATCAGCGGGACTACGAGGACGGCGAAACCATTTCCGCGAAGGTTCTGACCCGAACGGCGACGACGCGCATCGACCCATCGTTGGCCCCCATCGACAGCATCACCGTTCGTCGTCGCTGGTCGCGCCCATATCCTCCGGCAGACCTACGCATCGGCGGAACACACTGGACGCAAGTCGGTTGGCTCGGGTCCGGAGCCGTGGTGTTCGAATGGAAGCATCGCAACCGCGTGTTGCAGCAGGACCAGCTAGTTCCGGACAGCGATGCGAACGGCACCATCGAGAGCGGCGTCACCTACGAGATAAGAGTGTTCCACCCTCGCAGCGCCACTCCTACGGTAGCCGTCCGAACCGTGACGGGTCTGACCGGAACCACTTGGACATACACAGCCGCCGACCGCATGGCAGACGGCAATCCGCAATGGACCCGCTTCGTGGTGCGGGCCGTCAAGTCCGGTGTCGAGTCCTGGCAGGTGTATGACTTTGAACGACGACGCGACGAGTTCGTAGCCGACAGCGGCTACGGAGACTCCTACGGCGACAACTACGGAGGCTGATTATGCCAGCGATCACACTACCCAACATCGGGGTTTCCTACGGGTGGAACGTGGGCGAGGACGGGTGGAAGCCCGGCATGGACACGAACCTCGTCATGCTCGACAGCCTGCTCCATCTGGCGGTGATCTCGATCGCGAACACGCCGCCCGGAAGCCCGACCAACGGCGATCGCTACATCGTCGGGACGAGCCCGACAGGGGCGTGGGCCGGGCAGGCGAACCGCGTCGCGGTGTGGGTCGGCGCGGAATCCGCGTGGCGCTTCTTCCAGCCCAAGCTTGGTTGGCGCGCGTGGAACGCGGCTGTTCCGAACTACATTCGCTTCAACGGTTCTGCGTGGATCGACGACGCGCACCTGCCCCTGACCGGAGGCGGTGTTGTCGGTGCGCGGGTTATCGTCGTGGATGGCGCGAACAACACCATCGCATCGGCCGGTGGCGCGCTCGGAGCGTTCGAGGTTCGCAGCCCGGACAACGCCTCTGCGGCTGCGATGCTGGCCTTCCACAGACCAAACCGTCACGCCGTTTATCTCGGCTTGGATACGGACAACAAACTCAAGGTCGGCGGCTGGTCGCTCGGCGCGAACGCCTACGCGATCTACCACGAGGGCAACCCTCCCCCGAGCGTTCAGACGGCCATCTTCATCGACCAGAAGGCCGCCGGAACGGACGGCGGAACGTCCACATCAGGAGCGTTCCGCACGCGCGACCTGAACACTACGGTCGTGAACGAAATCACCGGAATGTCTCTGGCGTCGAACCAGATCACGGTTCCGGCAGGAACCTACAAGGTGCGCGCGTCGGCAGTGGCGGATCGTCCCAATTCCCACCGTTTGCGCCTCCACAACGTCACCGACAACGAGGTGTTGGTTGCAGGCCTAAACCGGCGCGATCTCATCCCATACGGATCGACGGGTGACGTTGGCGAAGCGAGACTCGAAGGCATCTTCACGGTTGCAGCCACCAAGACGGTCGAACTGCAACACCGCGTCGCAGTCGGATATGCGACAGTCGGGTGGGGTCGCGCGGTGAACTGGGATTCTATGCCGGAAATCTACGCCTTGGTGCATTTTGAAAAGGTGTCGTGACGATGGATATCGCAGCGATCTTGGACCGTCTGGTTCCAGAAGCCGACTACGGCGGCAGCCTGACGGCGAACACGCGCGAAGCCTACGACGCGCTCCGCTGGATGGACAAGCGCGAGAAGCCTTCGTGGGACCAAATCGTGTCCGCGCACAACCTATGGCGAGAACGACCATCTGCGCCTGACGAGATCACCAACTTCCAGGCACGCGTTCTGCTACTACAGATGGCGAGCCCGTTCCGGAAGAACGAGGACGACGAGCGCACCATGTTCGACGACGCCGACGACTTTTGCCGCAAGGCAGGAGGCGCGGTGTGGCAGGCGTGGGAATACGCGAATGTCTTTCAGCGTCGCGGACTTCTCGTCGAGACCATCAAGAACCTGTGGGGGCTGACAGACGATCAGGTGTCGGCTATGTTCATCCAGGCGTCGAGGATCGAACCATGACCATTCGGCACAAGAAAGTCGTTGTTCGTCCGGACGGCGCTGATCCGACGCAGGTCCAGCCGTCCGACTGGAACGACGACCACGAGATCGTCGATTTCGTCGGGATGCCGATAGTGAACGCCATCCCGACTCCCGACGCGGATCACGTCGCGATGTTCGCGTGGAACAACGGCGGATACCCGACACTGATGGCCCGTGCGTCCGGTCGCCCCGCGTTCGCCGTGCAGCCTCACTTCGGCTTCCGGTCTGTCCGGTGGGCGCAGGCGTTCGGTAACGGAAACTCGATCAACGCGATCAATCTCGGGAACCAAACGGTGGGAAATGCTTTCACCATCAACATCGCATCCGGATCGCTTCTCGCTGCGACGCCTCGGCGTGGCTTCGCGACCGGGACGGCTGCGGACTCGGGCGCGGGGTGGAGGTCGAACTCTCTCATGAATTTCCGAGACGGGGGGTTCTTCGCGTCCTTCCGCTTCTCGCTGGACGTTTCGCCTCTTGGAAGCCGTGGTCTGGTGGCGATGAGGAACTCTACAGATGTTTTCAGTGCGAACACAGAACCGAGTTCAACTACCGTAGCTACGCTTGGCGTCTCGTTCGATTCGACCGACAGCGGCCTGTCCTTCATTCGGCGTGGCACGTCGGCGGCTGTCGTCACACCGAGCACCATCGCGCGCAACCAGACCTCGCTCTATGAGCTCCTGGTCTTTGCACCGGCTAACGAGGATCGCGTCGTTCTGACGCTTCGCGACCTGTCTCTCGGTTTGGAGGATTCGCAAGAGTTCACAGACAACCTTCCTGGCGCGTCTGTCGGCCTTGCGCCTCATTTTCACATCGCCAACGGGGCGACCGGCGCAGACTGTCGTCTTGGATTCGCCACGTTCTATGTCGAGTCGGAGGTCTGAGCCGTGCCGATCACGCATCGCAAGGTCTCGCTCAAGCCGGATGACGGCCGCCCGAACGTCGTGCAGGCGTCGGATTGGAACGCGAATCACGATGTTGACGCGCTCGATCTGCCGGTCAGCGTTTCGGCGGCTGTGGGCGGAGGCGTTGGCGCTGTAAACGGTCTCGGCGTCGTTCAGCGTCTTTACCAACCGTGGTCCGTGTCTCCAATCGCGACGCAAACGAACAGGTCGATCCTGCGTGCGATCTTCGCGCGTCCTCTCGACGGTGGCGGCGCCATCCAGCCCGTCGGTGTCCCTGCTCCAACCATGTTCGGCACCGCTGCCGACGCCTTTCCGACTTTCGCCGCGACGTTCCGCGAAAGGTTCTCACGTCGCACATACAGCACATCGACCGTGAACGGCCTTGTCGGTATGCGAGGGGTGGCCGGGTTTCCGTTCCCGATGTTCCATCCGGCGTCTCTCACGACGAAGTTCAACGTGGCGGCAAGCATCGTGAACGGACGCGCATCGGTCGGTTTCTACGAATCGACCAGCGGCCCAACCCCCGGTTCTGTCGCCTCGCCCGGTTTCTGGGGCGTCTGGATGGAGAACATCGACGGCGCGACGATCCACTTCGTCGCGAACGACACCAACGGCGTTACGCAGCGCGTGCCAGCCGCGATGCAACACCGACCGGAAACGATGTATGCGGTGAGCGTGTTCGCCTGGACGAGCCAGGTGGTGATACGCATATACGACTTGGAGACGAAGCAGGAAGAAGCACGATCATTCGTTGCCGGGCTCCCAATCGCGAATGAGTTGTTGATCCCTTGGGTGCTGTTCCGCAATCTCAGCGGGACACCAACGTCCTTGGATTTCGTGAGTGCGGTCATGGACTGCGCATGATGTTTGCACCAAGCGCCTTCTACCGGAAAGCGTTTCCGGCCTGGACAGACAGGACGGTTATCGGTGCTGTCTTGTCCGTGATCGCTGTTGCGTCAAACACCATCCAAGCCGTAGTCAGCATCAAACCGACCATCAGTGTAAGTGCGGAGGTAGGGACAGCAATGACGAAACCAGTTTACGCCGGATCGAGCCTGTCGCTCTCCGCCACCTTTCGGGACCCCATCTCCGGTGCCCCGTCAGCGGTTGGAGGCGTGTCTTTTCACCTCCTTGCGCCAGACGGAACCGCCTACGCGCTTTCAGAAAATGATCTGTCGAATCCTTCCGTCGGCGTGTTCTCGACGGTGTTCGACGTGCCTGCCGACAAACCCGGTCTGTGGCAGTTCCGGGCCGAAAGCGACTCCCCTTACGCGGGTGTCGTGCAGGAGTCCTTTATGGTCGTCGCCAACAACACGGTGCTGCCGTGAACGACGTTCCGAAGCGCCTCGCAGAGAACGTCTGGTTGATCCTCATTCAGCGGGTCGCGTCCATCGCGCTCGTGCCGCTGATGCTCGCCGCTGCTGCGTCGTTCATCTCCATGAGGGACAGTGTGCTCGCGTTGGAGCGCGAACTGCGTTTGCTGGACGCGCGGATGACCATGCTAGAACGCGCGGCGCAGGAGGACCGGCGCGAGGCGGCGTTGCGCGTCGAGCAGCAGGCCGCCATCAACACCACCCGCGCGCTGATGGATGAGCGGCAAGACGGCGCGATCCGCGAACTGACCGCGCTGATCAGCCTTCGCGTTGGCGCGCTGGAAGGCCGTCTGACGGAAATCTCCGCTGATCTGCGGAGATTCTACGAGTTGCAGAATCGCCGGGACAACAGGAGCGTGCCATGAACCGCAAGTTCAACGAGTGCCTAGCCATCGTGTTCGAGAAAGAAGGCGGCTTCGCCAACAGGCCGCCTTCGGAGGACCCAGGCGGTGCCACCAACTTCGGCATCACGCTTGACACCCTGCGCGACTGGCGCGGCGACCCTGACCTGACCGCCGAGGACGTGAGGAAACTCACCCGCGAGGAGGCGCGCGAAATCTACTTCGCGCGCTACTGGTCTGTGATCCGTGGGGATGACCTCCCGATGGGGTTGGACCTCGTGGTGTTCGACTGGGCGGTGCATGGCGGTCCTGGAATGGCAGCGCGAACGCTCCAACGGGTTCTGGGCGTCCGTGTGGACGGGGCCATCGGCCAGCAAACGCTGGCCGCCGCCCGGAGCGCAGACGTGCCCGCCACCATCCGGGCTTTCCAGGCCGAACGCGAACGCTACCTGCGGAGTCGCCCGCACGCTCGCGCCAACCCAGGTTGGTTCAATCGCCTTGCCGCCATCGAACGCGCAGCGCTGGAACGCGCCGCGCGCCCGTCCATGACCATGGAAGACGCGCTGCATACGAACACCGTGCAGGTCTTGCAGCAGGTGTTGCCCGGTGTAACCGCAGCAGCGGGGTCCGTTCCTGCCATTGTCGCATCTTTCAACGGGTTGAGCACTCCGATCGGGATCGCGCTGATCGTGGCTGGTCTCGTGCTGGTCGGGTTTGCCGCCTATGTCGCGGCGGCGTGGTTGAGGACACGGCGTCCCTGAGCGCAGGAGGATACGATGGAACCCGGTCCCTTGAAACGACTCGTCTCCCATGTCGGCCACCTGGCCCTCGCGGCGGGCTTCACCACTCTGGCGACGCTGGCCGGGTGGGGTGTCCTTGAGGCCACAGGCCGCACAGACCTCGCCATCGCTGTTCCGTCTGCGCTCGGGGCCGTCGCGGCCTACGCGATGCGCGAGCGCACCGAGGCGGAATACAAGGCAGGCAGCAAGCGACTGTCCTTGTGGGACTGGTCCCCGAACCCTCACGCCCTTGCGGGCGTGCTGTGGGCGGCGGTCGGCGCTGCGCTCATCGTGCTGATCGTGGCGGTGCGGTGATGGGTGTTCTGTCTTGGCTACTCACCAGCCGCCTAGGGAGAGCCGTGGGGGCCGTTGTGGCTTTCCTGGGTGCCGTGGGTGCTGTCTGGCTCTCGGGCCGGTCCAGCGGCGTCCGTAGCGCCGTCCAGGCCCAACAGAAGGAGAACCTCGATGCTGTCCAGGCTGCGAACGCTGCTCAAGCCGACGCTGCTCGCGACCCTGATCCTGTTGCCCGCCTGCGCGACAGGTGGGGGCGGTAGCTTCTGCCTGACCGCGCGGCCGATCTACGTCGGCGCACAGGACCAGTTCAGCGCCGAGACCGCGCGCGCGATTCTGGCGCACAACGAAACGGGAGCCCGCCTGTGCGGCTGGCTCCCGCGCGAACCCGCTCGGAGCGGGCGGTAGACTCACCGGGAGCCCTTCGCCCGGTTAGTCGGCGGGGCGGCGACCCTTTTCGCCGCCCCGTTTTTCGTCACAGACCAAGGTCGTCCTCCGCCACGGGCTGCCGCAGCGACGGGTCCGCGAACGACCCGGCGGGCTGACCGAGCCAGGACTCCAGTTCCGCGATGGCCGCCGCGTCCCCATTGCGGAAAGACGCGAGCCACTTGAGCCCCTGGTTCTTCGGGGTCTCGATGGCGTAGTCCATCGCGCCGCACAGGAACTGCTCGGTGGTGATCACGGGCCGGTTCTCGGTCTCGGCCTTGATCTTGGTCTCGGCCTCGGCCTCGGCCTTGATCTCGGCCTCGGCCTCGGCCTCGGCCTCGGCCTCGGCCTTCGGCTTGGCCTTCGGCTTGGCCTTCGGGAGCGCCTTGGCCGTCACCTTGGTCTTGCCGCTGGCCTCGGCCTTGCTCATCGCGTCCTTGAGAACCGCCGGGGCGTCGGCCCCGTGCTCACGCACAACCTGCACGGCCACGTTGGCCGCGACCTTGCCGTTGATCACCATGTTCCGCACCGCAGCAGGCGCTCCGAGCAGCGCCAGATGATCCTTGACGTAGCGGGTGGTGATGCCGAGGCGTTCCGCGATCTGCGCGTCCGTCCAGCCGTAGCGGGACAGACGGCCGACGACCACCGCCTGTTCGTAGGGTGTGAGCGGGCGGCCGGAGTTGTTGCGGATCAGACCGACCGTCAAGTCCTCCATCGAGGTGCCGGGCTTGTGCAGCACCACGGGCAGCGCCTTGATCTCAGCACCCTGGGCGATGGCCTTCTTCACCGCCGCGAGGCGGCAGTGACCATCGGTGACGTAGAACAAGTTGATCTTGTTCCCGTCCTCACCCTTCTCCTCTCCGACGAACACGGAGAGTGGCTTGGACGGCAGGAAGCCGTCCGCGAGAATGCTCTGCGTCAGCGCCTCGATGTGCGCCTCGTAGTCGGGCGTGCCGGTGACACGGACGTTGAAACCGTCGAGCGTGAGAAGTTCCTCGACGGGAACCATGATCATGTCACCCTTGGTCGCCCCGGACTCCGCGATGGCCTTCTTGGCGGAGCCCTGGATCAGCGTCTCGCTGAAATCCACCGTCGGGAGAGTCTTCGTCATCTGTGAAAATCCCTTCTCTTGTTCCGCCCGACCACCGAGCGTGGGTTGCTTTTGCCAGCCGCGCCGGGTGCCGTCAATACTTTTTTCCGCCCGGCTTCGCGCGTGCCTCGGGTTTGTGGTCGGCGCGCTTCGCGTTGTATTCCATCTTCTCCACGAGCGCGCCCGAAACGTCCAGACCAAGGCCTCCTGCGAGATCGAACAAGCGGATCAAACAATCCGCGATTTCGACCTCCATCATCGGCCGGTGCGGAAGGTGGTCGTCCATCTTGTTCTTGCGATGGCCTTCCATCGCCTCCGCGAGTTCACTGACGCAGAGCATCAGCAACTCTCCGACATTGCGCTGGATGGGCTCTCCGGTTTGAAGATCGCTCCACCATCCGGCCTCGTGGTTCAGCGCGTGGATGTGCGACGCGAGAAAAGACACGGCTTCGCGGACCCGTGGCGCGGCCATGCGGCGGTGTTCGTCCGTGGTGATCTCGATCATTCCTCGGCCTCCGGGTAGGTGCCGGAGATGTTCTCCTCGTCTGTCGAGAGCGCCAGAGAACCGGCCAGCCCGGCGTATCCGGCCATGTCCACGAAATGATCGCGGACGGGGTTGCCCTGGATCGCCCGCGCGACCTTTAGCAGCACCATCATCATCGCCACGTCAACAGGCGCGACGGAGGCGTTGATGCCGCAGCCAGACAGGTAGGCGTTCCACAGGTCAGCGACGGCCTGAAAAGACCGTTCCTTGGCTCCGTGGGTGTCGTTGCGCGCACCAATAACGATCCGCGCAGCTTCGGCGCAGATCGAGTGCGCCAAGTCGTCATTCTTGTCCACGCAGTTTTTCCTTTCTGTAGGTGGCGCGAGCGTTAGCCCGCTGCATCATGGCGCGTCTGACCTTTCGTATTTTCGCTACTTCATCCATGTGCTCCTTGATCTTGTTGTTCAACGCCGTCCAGCGTCGAAGTTCCTCCGGCGTGAATTCGAAATGGTAGTCAGGTCGAGCCACGGCGGCCTGCCTCGATCAACAGCATGGCTGCCACGCGCACCAGCACGTCGCGGTCTGCTTGATCATTCATTCGGGCCATGATCTGTTCGACTTCCGCGAAAATAGCGGGCGTGTCAGACACACTCCCTTTTTTCGCGATCACGAACTCGTATCCATGTTCGGCCAGGAAGTCGATGCAGAATGCCATGCCGAGCAGCGTCTTTTGTTCGCGAACCCGGCTGACATAATTTTTGCTGCGACCGGCAGACGCGCTTGTTTGCGACTGCGTAAGACGCTTGACCCGAACGATGGTCTCGACCATCGCGTTGAGTCGCTTCTGCACTTCGTTCGACGGCCTCATCACGGAAACTCCTTCCGGATTCTCCGCAGCGTCCGATCCACGTTTGAAAGCGCGTCGCTCGGAACGTTGGACAGGAAGTGGAAAACCCCTTCGGCCATCTGCGCCTCGTTGCACGCGGGTTCGCCGGGCTTTTCGCTCTGGCAGTAGCAGCTCCCGTTCTGCCGCACGCAAGCCGCGTAGCAGGCACCACGGACCACGCGGCGGATCATGGGTGTCACGGACCGCAGTCCTTCCACGAGGTTCGCGCTTCGCTCGCCAGACCGAGGAGCAGGTCCGCGATCTGCGTCATCTTGGCGTGCTGGTGCGCCAGAACGGCTTGTCCGGATCGAGCGCGCTCGACCAGCCGGTTGTTCGCTTCGAGAAGTTCGTTCACGCGGGCGCGCAGACGAACGACCTCGGCCAACGTCGCCGCCCAATCGTCCTTGGCGACGAGGATCACGGCCGGAGTCTTGGCGTCTCGCGCGAACACGAGTCCTTCCTCGATGCCGGTCAGCGTCTTTTCCACAGCGGGCACTCCTCGTAGGGATAGTTGCGGTTGATGCCCCCAGAGGGTCGTGTAAGCAGGGCGCTCCGGACATACCACGGCAACGCCTTCGGCCAAAGCGAAAGATCATCGAACGGCGTCGGGGCCATGCACAACCCCGCACCGTTTGAGGCCGGTCGTCCGGACGGCGTTCGCACCCATTCGGCGTGCTTGCAGGTCTTGCACGATCTCTCGGTCATCGGCTGAACCACCTGCGCCACCACGGGCGGGGGCGCGTCAAGCGCAGGTATTCCTCGGCGTAGCGAGAAAAGGTCGCAGCCTCCGCATCACAGACTCCGTGCATGTTCGATCTCCTTGTTGCGCCGGGGCAGCGCCGCCCAGGCCATGTAGCCCGACTTCGTGTCGGATGAGACGTGACCAAGAACGGCGATCCCGTTCTTGGTCAGCAGCAGCATCTTCACGCCGAGCGGCGCGGCGTCCATGTCGTAAATCCATTCCGACACAGCCGCCGTGGCGACCCGTTCGTTGTTGACCCGGACGGTCACGGCGACGGATGGAATGATGCGAACAGCCGCCGCGCCGTCGCCTCGTCCTGGCACTTCGCGTCGTAGGTCTCACCGAGAACACCCAGGGCGCGGACGACCCAGGGACGATCATCGGCGGTGGGCGAGAAAATGTAGAGGCCAGAGACGTGTTCACGGTTGACCGAAACTCCATCATCCATCTCGATCATGCGCGGGTGGAGTTCGCGCAGAATTCGTTCACGGGCCGCTTCCGTGAGGGTGAACGTCCACCCTCCGATGCTGCGAGCGATCCACGCAGAATCGTTCGTCCGGGAGCGACGGACGACCACCACCTTGCTCGCGTCGATGGTGGTTCCTGCCTCGGTCAGAAAGGGCTTCTTCATGCGTTGATCGCCTTCTCGTAGGTTGCGAGGAGCGCGTCGAACTCCTCCAGTTCCGCACGTTCCTTGGCGCGACGGGCGATCACCGCCCGCAGCACCTTCTTGTCGAAGCCCGCGCTGGCGGCCTCCTCGTAGATGTGCTTCGCGTCCTCGCGGAGCTCGGCGATCTCTTCGTTGATCGCCTCGATACGGGTGACGATTCCGGTCAGCTTTGCGGCGGTGTTGTCACCGATCTCGAAGTCGTCGTCATCTTCGTTCGGCACGCTTGGTCTCCTTCTTCACGGGTTGAAACTGCTACCGGCCCTGCATCCTTGCCCACATATCCCGGCCGAGCCACGCAGCCACGCGCCACCGCAGGCGCTTGAAGTGCTGCCGCTGGCCGAGCGTCGCGATCACGGTCTCGGTGTCCAGGGTGGTAGCGACGGCGGGCTCAGGGGCGACGTGTGCGCGGGTGACGCTGGATCGGGTTCCGGGGATGGACCGGAACAGGTCGTCAGTCCTAGCACGACGATGATCGCGACAAACCGGATCACTCATACGCATCCGCGTCAGCCTTGGCGGTCGGCATCTCGTTCAGCAGACGGCGGAGCCGTTCGACATCGTGGCGCGGCAGGTCGATCCAGCCGTCGTAGGTTCCGGCGCACGCACGCTTGTTGACGATGAACCGCAGCGTCCCGTCCGGGTTGGTCCGCACGGACAGTTGCCGGTGAAGCGTAGTGATCACAGGTCGTCCTCCTCGTCCACGCGAGTCACGACGATCATCGCGACGACCGCGTTGCGGTCGTGCGTGATCGTCGTCGCGGTGTCCACGACCCATTCGCGTTCGGGGTAACGCTTCTTGAGGCGTGCCAGCGCCGGAGCCATGTTGTTCTTCATGGCGCGGATCGTGGTTGTGATTTCGTCGGGCGTCGCCGCAACGAGTCGCTGCGCGAACGCGGCGCTTTCGTTCGGCTTGAGCGCGTCGATGGCTTTCGTTCGAGTCACTTGTGGACCTCCTTGCTCTTGGGCGTCGTAGGGGTATTCGCGTCGAGTGTCAACCTTTCGACGACCATCGACGCGGGGATGCCGTAGTGACGCCGAATCTCGGCGTCTGTCCAATGGCCGGGCACCCGATTGAACTGGGTGATTTCGATGCCGTTACTCTTGATCAGGACCGTCGAGAACACAGCGATCTCCTCACAGGTTGGCCAGAGCGACGGCTGCGGCGACCACCGCCGCAGCCAGGACGCCGATCCGGGGATCGACCAGCACGGCGACGAACACCGTGGCGAGAAGCGCGACCGTCATGCGTGCCTCCGCTCACGGAACTCGCGGTGTGTCTTGCTCCGCGTCCCGTCCGTCCGAACGGGCGACGCGCGCATAAAGGGACGGTGGCCGACAAAACCAGCCGCTCGACCTCCTTTTCGAGTTCGGGCTTCATCATCGGCGGAACGCCGCGCGAATGGCACCGACGATCATCACAGGCACGAACCAGATGACCGCGACCATCACCAGACCGGCGGCGAGCGCGTCGGGTTGGCGATGAAGATCGAGCAGCAGGTAGCCGACGAAGTAGAGCGCGAACAGGCTCCACGCGGCCAGAAGAAAGCGAGTCATGTCGGGATGCTCCGCGAAACGAGGTTGTTGATGCGGTTCGCCGCGTCCACCGCTTCCAGGGTGGACGCGAACAGGATGGTGCGCGACGCCCCGGATGTGAGGCGAACCGAGACGTTGGTCTCCCGCAGCACGACCTCCTCGACGTAGCGCGGGTTGATCCAGCCCGTCGCGCCATCGGCGGTGTATCGAATGGTGTCCAGCATAGGGTGGTAGGGCTCCCTTCTAGGGTGGTATCCGTCAACCGGATGACATGACCAGATCACATACTGGGACGGGTGTCAAGCACCATCCCACCTGGATCGCGCGTCACGAGGCGCATAGGCCAAGAGAAGTTCTGCGACAATCCTATCAACCGGCGTGTCGTCGAAGTCATCTTCGATGATGCCGAGGGAAAGCACGCTGAGCTTGCTGTTATACAACGCGGCATGTTGCAGAGAGTCGTTGTGTGCAGCACCGTGCTTGATCCGGGAAGCGGCGCTGTGTCGCTTTCTTACGCGCCACATCTGGTAGGGCGATCCGGGGTCCTTGTAGAACTCCATGGCGGTGACTCTCGACATGTGCGGCACCCGCTTCGGTTCCTGTTTCGCCGCGCAGCCTACACACAGCCTGCGTGCCGGATCAAGGTTCATTTCTCCGAGGAGGGTCTGCGTATTTCTCCGTAGGGGGTAGCGCCGGACCTCCGCGCGATGCGGCCTGGGGTGTTGCCACTGGCGAGGACGCGGCGCGTCTGGGCAGGCGGCGCGGAGCCGGTGCAGACCCGCAGCGGTGTCGGACCGGAAAGCCTTTTCGTCTTGGGTGGTCGCGGCCGTGGTCGTCTGGCGTGCGTGCCACGCCACGACCACGAGGACGGCCGCGCCACGACCCACTGCATATTTCTCCGAGGGGGGTCTGCGTATTTCTCCGAGGGGGGTAGCGCCGAAACCCCGCGTGCGGGTATCTTCAAACACACGCATAAACAAATATACGCATATACGCATATACGCATATACGCATATACGCATATACGCATATACGCATATACGCATATACGCATATACGCATAAACGAATGCACGCATATTTGAAGGATCGAAGGCAAAACAATTTGCTTAGCAAACTAAGGAATCCGGCAATCGTTTGCACAGTTAGTTAGGTAACTAAGGAATCCGGAAATCGTTTTTACGAGTCGAGCGGCCTGGCCAGCCT